CTGAACGGGATGGTTTCCAGATAAACGCTTTCGGTCAGCTCATCCGCATCACGCGGAATCCCCTCGCCTACCGGCATGACGATAAACTTCTGACTGTGTCGTAAGCAGTTCTCGCACCGGATATGGAGCGTGAACTCTGCTGATGCCTGAACTGCTGCCAACATTCCGTTCTCCTTCTGTTCTCATGAAAGCAGAACGGGCCGGGAGAGTCGAATCGATTCTTCGCCAATCGCTAATTTTGCAAAACTTGCGCTTATCGTACAAAATGTACTTGCGTCGCGATCGTACATAAAGTACGTTCTCTCCATAGAAGCCGCCCACCAAACCGGGTCGGCGCCAGTGAGGAGAGACACCATGGGCAAGACCGTCGAGTTCAAGATCGACATTTCGACTTTCGATCCGGAAGCGTGGAAGCGTCTTGTTGAAGCCCGCAAGGCCGTTGCGGATATCGAGGCCGATATCATCAAGGCCTATGCCAAAAGCGAACGCGCCAAGGCCGCTTACGATCTCGCAGGATTCGGCGACTACGGCACGAAATACAACCCGATCACTCGTATCGACACGAGCCGGATCAGCACATCTGTCAACATGGACATCGACGACGGCAAGGCTACGGCATCGCCGCGCCCGACGCTCTACCTCGCAGAGAAGACCGTCAACATGCTCCTGAGCGGCAAGCTGCTCAATGACGAGCAGAAGAAGGCATTGCTCAAGCAAGTCGGCTTCGACGTCGACGCTCTCGAAACACCCGCAGCCTGATCCGCTTCTTCCTCTCGCATCCGTGCGGGAGTGAGAAACCGATCCCAACGTGAGGGAAACGACATGGCATCCGCAGCAGAAACCACCTCCCGCAAGCATCCGATCGAAGCGAACGAAACGCTCGTCGCTGTCATCTGCAGCCAGCGCACCAAGCGCCAGTACCTGCAGGAAAGCTCGTTCTTCGGCAAGACGATGACGGCGGCTGAACTCCTCGGCGAACTGGCCGACGACGAGATCGTCACCGTGCTTCGCGTCGATACCACGACATGGAAGTCGGAAGACATCACCGAGTATTGCGCCCGCCAGTTCCTCTACGCGATGGACGAGGAGGAAGGCATCGAGCTCGACGACGAGGATCGCTTCCCCGCCTACGTCAAGACCAGCAAGGCATGGGCGCTCTGGAAGGATGACCTTGAAGCATCCGCGCCAGTTCATCCTGATCCCGATCGTCTTCACGACGAGCGCCGCGATCATCAGGCTATGGGGTGGGTGGCATGAGCGAGATTACCGAGGACATGCGGAAAGCTCTGCAGTTCATCAAGGATTTTCGGATCAGCACATCTGAATGGCTGAAGAACGGGAAGTCGGCCAGCGGGCACCCAAACACTTGGACGCATCTGCGGATGAGTGGTCCTGAAGCCAGCCTCACAATCACGAGCGAAACGCAGAAGGCAATCCGGCCCTTCACTGCGGTCGGCCAGCTCGGACATTCGATCTACGCGCTGAACGATGCAGGACTCGCCGTTCTCAAGGAGAAGGCCGATGCATAGCGGAACCGACTTCACCGAAGAACTGATCCTCGTCGAGGCCGGCGCCTTCGTCAAGCGCGCCGAAGAGATCAACCGCAAGATCACCGCCCGGCAGAAGGCAGACGCGTTCCTCGTCCCGCTCGCCTTTGTCGTGGCCATCGCCCTCGTCTCAATCACGTTCGTCACCGTCACGGTCCCGAAGGGCAATGACTATGCCAAGGCAACGCAGGAGCAGACACATGTCGCGAACCGTTAAGAAAATCTTCTGCTGCGGTTGCCAGACGGACGTCTCGGCTCGATTGACGAACGGCAAGGAAGTCTACCGCCATCGTCCCGACCTTGCTTCGCTTCCCTTCTGGAAGTGCGACGGCTGCGGGAACACCGTTGGCTGCCACCACAAGACGAAGGACCGAACGCGCCCGCTGGGCTGCATCCCTACGCCCGAATTGAAGGCAGCCCGTCAGGAAATCCATCGGACCATTGATCCGATCTGGAAGTCCGGCCGCGTCGGTCGCACCCAGCTTTACAGCATGATCGCTCACCTGATCGGCGTCGAAGCATACCACACCGCAGAAATCAGATCGGTTGAAACCGCGCGGGAAGTTGTCCGCGTCACCAAGGAATTGGAGCTTTCACTATGACCGAAGCAATATCCACAGACCTGATTGTCTCCCTGCCGGCCGTTCCCAACGTTGCGACGTTCACGGACGAGAAGGAGTTCGACAAGCTCTATGATGCGATCCTCAAGAAGATCGACGAGCACAAGCCGGATGTGTCGACCAAGAAGGGCCGCGATGAAATTGCATCGCTCGCCTACAAGGTCGCACGCACCAAGACTGCGCTCGACAAGCAGGGCAAAGACCTGACGGAAGAGTGGCGCACGAACACGACGAAGGTCAACGCCACCCGCAACAAGATCAAGGATCGCCTTGAGAAGCTGCAGACGACAGTTCGTCAGCCTCTCGACGACTGGGAAGCGTCCGAGGACGCACGCGTCAGGAAGCACCAGGGCGCGCTTGAGATGCTTCTTTCGTTCATCAGCACATCGATGGGCCACCCATCGGCAGACCTGAAGGCAATGCTGGCGACCGTCGACCAGATTGCCGTCGATGCCTCATGGGAGGAGTTCGAGGACCGCGCATCGCTCGCGAAACAGGATGCCGTCGCGGCCCTCAACCGTTTGATCGGTGCAGCCGAGAAGCAGGAAGCAGATGCGGCCGAGCTTGCCGCGCTGCGCGCCGCCCAGGCTGAACGCGATCGCCAAGATGCCGAGCGGCTAGCTGCCGAAGAAGCCGCACGCGCTGAAGCGTTGCGGGTTGAACGGGAGAAGCTGGCGGAACAGCAGCGCCAAGACGAATTGGCACGAGTTGCCAAGGCTGCGGCCGATCGTGCCGAGCGGGAAGCCGCTGAACGTGTCGCCGCAGCAGAGCGGGAAGCCGCCGAAGCAAAGGCGCGCGCCGACCGAGAGATTGCCGAGGCAAAAGCCCGGGCCGATCGGGAAGCGGAAGCCGAGCGCCAGCGCGTCATCGCTGCCCAGGAAGCCGAGGCAGCCGAGCAGCGCCGCCGGGACGCCGACAAGGCGCATCGCAAGACCGTCAACAACAACATCGTCGCCGAACTGGTCGAGTGCTCCGGCATCACTGCCGAGCAGGCCCAGGCGATCGTCGGCCACCTCGTCCGCGGCCTCGTGCCGAACGTCACCCTGAAATATTGAGGAGAACAGCATGTCCGCGCTAGCAAAGCACGAAGAACAGCAGCACCTTATCCCTGCGAATGATGCGCCTATGGTCGCCATGATCGAGCGCATCGCCATGGATCCGAATGTCCCGATCGAGCGGCTCGAAAAGATGCTGGCGATGAAGGAGCGGATGGAAGACCGCAACCGGGAAATGGCACGGGAAGATCGGGAGTATGCGGCCAAGACCGCGTATTTCTCCGCGATGTCGGCCTGCCAGAATGAGCTTCCGGTCGTCGTCAAGAACAAGCGCAACGACCACACCAAATCGAATTATGCCGACCTTGCCGCGATTGAAGATCAGGCGATGCCGGTGATCTACAAGCACGGGTTTGGCGTCTCGTTCCAGCCAGATGGCTACAACGAGCTGGGCGAGCTTCTGATCAAATGGGAGATCTCCCACGCCGGCGGATTCGTTCGCGATGGCGTCGGCGCGATCCCTGTGGATGGCGCAGGGTCGCAGGGCAAGGTCAACAAGACCGGCACGCAAGCCTTCGGCAGCACCGCCACCTATGGTCGCCGCTACCTGCTTTGCATGCTGTTTAACATCAGCACGGGCGACGACAGGGACGGCAACGCGGTCCCGTCAAATGACGCAAGCGCACCTATCACCGAAGCCCAGGCATCTGTGATCCGCGATCTCATCCAGAAGGCTGAGCTGGAGATCGACCAGTTCTGCGGACACTGGAAGGTCGAGGCGATTCCGGAAATCCCTTCCGCGAAGTTCGCTGACGTCGTCGGTTCGTTGCGTCGTCGCATCGCCGTCCTGGCTGAGAAGAAGAAGGAGCAGACCAATGGATGATATCGCTCAGGGCTCGCCAGAATGGCATCAGCTCCGCCTCGGCAAGGTCACCGCATCAAAGGTGGCCGATGTCATCGCCAAGACGAAGAACGGCTATGCCGCCACCCGCGCCAACTATGCCGCACAGCTGATCACGGAACGCCTGACGGGTCTCCCGACCGAAGGCTTCACCAACGCGGCAATGCAATGGGGGACGGACACCGAGCCGCAGGCGCGCGCCGCCTACGAGTTCAACCGCGCTGAGACAGTCGTCGAGGTGCCGTTCGTCCTGCACCCGTCGATCGGTGATACCGGCGCGTCTCCAGACGGGCTTGTTGGTGGTGATGGGCTGCTGGAAATTAAATGTCCCAACTCCGCAACCCACATCGAAACGCTCAAGGGCGGGTCAGTCCCGGCGAAGTACATCACGCAGATGCAGTGGCAGATGGCGTGCACTGGTCGGATGTGGTGCGACTTCGTATCCTACGATCCTCGCCTGCCGGAATGGTGCCGGTTCTTCTGCCAGCGCGTCGAGCGTGACGACGCGCTGATTGCCGACCTCGAGCGGGAGGTGATCGCCTTCCTCAATGAGGTTCGCGCCAGCGTTCTGGAAATCAGCCGCCGGTACAAGCCGCAGGACATCGACCCTGCCGATGAACTGTTGATGGCGGGCTGATCATGACCCAGCGCAAGAAGGAAAAGCCCCCTCTCATCCAGGTGAACATGACGCCTCGCGGTCTGCGGCCCATGACGCCGGACGATGCCGAGAAGATGGCTGCTATTCCAATGGACAGCATCTTCGAGATCACGCCGGTGACCAAGCGCTCGACGCCGCAGCTGCGCACCTATTGGAAAGCCCTCGGTCTCGTCGCGAAGGTCACCCAGAAGTGGGCAGCCGCCGAAAATCTGCACCGCGATATCAAGATGACGCTCGGCTACACCGAGCAGGCTGTGAACATCACCACAGGCGAAGTCACCCTCGTGCCGGACAGCATCGCGCTCGACAAGATGGAGCACGAAGAGTTCTGCAGTTTCATGAACCAGGCCATGGCGCTGATCGCGGATAGCGTCGGCTTCGACCCGTTGGCCTTTCTCGCGGAGGAACGCGCAGCATGAACGAGGTCTGGAAGGAAATCCCTGGATACGAGGGGCTTTACGAAGCATCCAGCGAAGGCCGTATCCGCTCGGTTGATCGGGTCGTTAGTACTTTCAGCGCTAGGGGCGCGAAGAGAACGCAGTTGCGGCGGAAGGGAAAGGTGCTTTGCCTCAACCCGGGCCCGAGAGGCTATCTCCTAGTGACCTTGTCGAAGGACGGCATCGCGAGAACCCGCCGCGTAAATAGGTTGGTCTGTAGTGCGTTCTATGGGCCGCAGCCCGAGACGGTTTTGGCCTGCCATCGTGATGGCGACCTCACCAACAACCGAGACGGAAATTTGCGGTGGGACACCCCTGCCGCAAACCAAGCCGACCGGCTGATACATGGCACGGCACTTCGTGGCGAGGCTGTTGCAACCGCGATCCTTACGGAAGCTGAGGTCATTGCAATCCGCGCGTCCAGAACGTTCGGCACGCTGCAAGGCGTCAGCATTTCACGCACCCAATACCACCGGATCAAGAGGGGTGAAGCATGGGCGCACATTTGAACATTCGCGAGAGCACCGCCCGCATGTCGGTCCGCCGCGCCGCGAGCCTCATAACCTACGCGATCGCCTTCTGCGACACCAACGGAATCCATCTCACCGAGACGATCCGTGGCGGCTTCCATGACGGCGCAAATGACTGGAGAGCAGCATGACCTTTACCATCGAACTCACTCAAGTCGTGAGCAAGGAAGTGAAATACCTGCAGGCAGAATGCGGCGTCCGCTACTGGGAGGACGGCGAGGTCAACGGCTCGGAAGACACCGATGGGGAGCTTATTCCATGCCGCGTCAAGGACTCGTGGTGCCCGACCATCGACCTGACGACCGGCGTCATTGAGGAATGGCCGGAAGGCACGACCGCCGACATTCACTACAAGGTCTGTGACGCTGGCATCTACCGCCTGCTCGACGCTGACAAGAATGTCGTTCGCGAGATCGACGGCTACGTGCCGTCCATCATGTCACCGGGCGGCTCGGGACATGGTGATTACGTCATCATGACGATCGATGCTGACGGGAAGATCGTGAACTGGTCTGTCGATCTTGATGGCTTCGAGGAGGACGCTCGATGACCTGCACCTGCATCGAAACCGTTAACGAGAAGCTGGCGACCCGCAACACCCGCCTGACGCAGGCGATGATGTTCGGGCCGGCTGATCACCCAGGACTGATGCTTGAAACGCATCAGATTGAGACCGGGAGAGGCAAGCCAAAAGCGGTCTCAATGTTCATCACCCACTGCCCGTTCTGCGGGGTGAAGTATGCGCCTGATGAGGTGGCAGCATGACCGACAGACCAATCCTTTTCAGCGCTCCGATGGTCCGAGCCCTGCTTGCCGGTACCAAGACGCAGACCCGGCGCATCCTGAACCCGCAGCCGACCGTCAACACTTCTGGACTTCTTATCTGGGAACGGAAAGGCTGGTTCGTCCAAGGGAAGCCATCTGACGTTGCTATTGCTCAGAGGATCCACGTTGGCGACCGCCTATGGGTGCGCGAAGGTTGGCGCTGCAATGGCTGGGCGACAGATGTCGCGACCATCTTCTATGCAGCCAGCGAAGGCGACGGTTATACCGCCATGTGCGAGCAGTACCCGGTTGCAGACAGGCGACCTTTGCGTGTCACTGCAGGCTGGCGCCCCTCTATCCATATGCCGCGCTGGGCTTCCCGCCTGACGCTCACCGTCACCGAGGTGCGGGTAGAGCGACTGCAGGACATTAGCGAGGCTGACTGCGTTGCCGAAGGCATCGAGTGGATGACGAGAACCGCCTCCGGCAATTTCTATCGGCACTTTGATGCTCCGGGCATGCCTATCATGGCTTTTGGTGCCTATCGCTCTCTCTGGAACCACATCAACGGCGCGGGTGCCTGGGACGTAAACCCGTGGGTGGTCGCCTACACTTTCACCGTCCAGCGCAGCAACATCGACCAGATGGCGGAGGTGGCAGCATGAAGAATCCCAACCCCGTCAACCTGCAGACTAGCGACGAGATCCGCAAGCTCGGTTGGCAGGCCGAGACGCGCGATGCTGACGGCCACCTATGCCGCACTCATGTTCCATTCGAAACCGACGAACAAATCGTTTGGCTTGTCCGCGAAGCAATGGCTCACGGCGAGACGGTAACGATCTGGCCAGAACATGCTGTCCTGAAAGGGGTGAAAGATGAGTGGTAAAATCCCCGTCAAGTCGCATACCCGCCGTGCTCCAGAGAAGAAGCCAGACCCGTTTGCACCGGTGAACGATGCGAAGCGCCGCCGCTTCGCCTCGAAATGGGGTGTGGAGCTCGTCTCCGCGAATGACGATCTCCTGGCAGCACCTATCCCCGATCCAGTACCGGGGCCGGCGCCTATGAGCCTAGCCGAGATCGCAGAGCAGCTCGAGGAGCTATCGAAGCGGGCTGCGATGATCGGGAGGCATCTATGAGCAACAGACGCGAGTTCACCAAGGGCACACAGCGCCAAGCGTTCGCCCGGTCCGGCTTCAGATGTGAGGCGACCGGCGCGATGTACGGCCTTGCCGCTGGCAAGCGTTGCAACGCGGATCTGGCCAAGGGCGTAGAATTCGACCACATCGTTCTCGATGCCAACTCCAAGGACAACAGCATCGAGAACTGCGCTGCGGTCTGCATCCCGTGCCACCGTTTTAAAACGGCAAAGCACGATATCCCGATGGCCGCGAAGACCGTTCGCATGCAGGACAAGGCGCGCGGCATCAAGCTGAAGCCGGCCAAGAAGATGCAGGGTGCAGGCTTCCTCAAGACAGACAAACCCGATCGAGGCACCCCGAACAAGGGCATGCCACCCCTTCCCCGTCCCCAGCTATACCGCGAGGAATCCCCATGACCGAACAGAACAAGCAGTCTGATACACCAGCGCCATCGCAGCATTTGGCTCCGGCCGCGCGAGCCATCATGGATCTGTTTGTCGTCGATAACGGCGATGATCGCGGCTTGTCGATCGAGGGCATCGACATGATCGAGCTGACGCACCGCTTCGCCGCGCTTGAAGCCGCCCTCGCCACCACGGAGGGATCGGACAATGGCAACTGAGCAGGAATACGACGACATCATTGCCCCGATGCTTGCCAATGTGGCGGAGAAAGCCGCTGAACTTGGCATGACGTTGGTCGCTCGCGTCGAGTGGGAACCGGGCGAAGCCGGCATCACGCAGATCGGTCCGCAAGACATCAGCATCGGCCAGCGCATGGCATGGTTCGCAGTCCACAGCCAAGGGAACATCGACAAGATGCTCCTGGGCATGCAGCGGGCCGGCATCGATTTCTCACAGTCGATCTATCTCCACACCTTCACCAAGGATGACAAGCCATGAGCACACGATTGATACAAGACCTGCATGCAGGCATCAGCCGTCGCGATTGGTCAGCCGTTGAAACGGCGGCGAACGCTATACGTGATGAAAGCGAGAAGGTGCGCCGCTCCCTTGCAGCTACAGACTTTGGGAGCCTGCCGGCCGACTACTCGACCCTACGTATGGCCGAGGACCGCATGGAGCAGTTGAGCCGGTTCTACACAGCGCCCCAGACGAATTTGGTGGGTGTCGATTTATCGACTAGAGAAGATGTAACTGTCTGGACCGCATATCCTCCTCCGGGTGACCATCACGAGTTGCTGATGCGCCTACAGGCTGTCCAGCACGCGACGGATCGGCCTTATGCGGCATCTGTTGCTAAAGACGCTGGCGATGCCATCAAAGCTTTACTCGCCATCCGTCCACCGCAGGATCATTTGCGCGGTGACGACGAATGAGGCCGATGTTCCCCTACTACGGCTCCCAATGGAGTAAGGCTCGGTATCATCCAAAGCCTGAACAGGACCGGGTAATCGAGGCTTTCGCTGGTGGCGCAGGCTATTCCAGCTTCTACGACGCCCGCAATGTTCTTCTGATCGATAAGGACCCGATCATCGCAGGACTGTGGACCTATCTCACGAAGGTGAGCGCTGCCGAGATCATGTCTCTCCCCGAGATGCCCGAGGTCGGCGATAACGTGGACAACTACGACCTTCCGCAGGAAGCAAAGTGGTTGATTGGCTTCTGGCTCAATCGTGGCAGCGCCACACCGAAGAAGTCTCGCACAGCTTACTCTGCTCGCACGGATCGCGCTCAGTTGAACTGGGGAGCAAAGGCTAAAGAGCGAGTTGCGTCTCAGCTCGAGCAAGTAGCGGGGTGGCAGGTCCGCGAGGGCACGTTCGAAGATGCGCCGGACGTCGAAGCCACTTGGTTTATTGATCCTCCTTATGGCGACAAGGGGAAATATTACCGCGTCCCCTTCTCAGATTTCGACCGCCTCGGATCTTGGTGCCGAACGCGCCAGGGCATGCTGATTGCATGTGAAGCCACCGGGGCCGATTGGTTGCCGTTCGAAGATCTCGGCACGTTCAAGACCAGCAAGGGTATGGCCGGCGAAGTCATTTACATCCAAGGCCAGCGTGATCCCCGCGTTCCTATCCTTGACCTGTTCGGAGACGCAGCATGACAAAACCTGACACCCCCGCACCCGAAACGAGGGCGCTGGGTCCGAACACAGAAAGGGTGGAGAGATGATGACGGGTTTGCCAACGGTATTCACCCCCGAGCAAGTCGCTGAACACATAGGCTGCAGCGCACGCACTTTGCGCGAACTCGCACGAGAGCTTGGCGCATGCCGAATTTTGGGCAATCGTATGGTGCTCACCCAACAAGACTTTGATGCGATCATGGAGGCCAGCAGGCCATGCCCCTCACCCTCTACAAGCGCCCCGGCGGTAAAATCTACCACTACCGTGGCTCTATCAACGGGCAAAGGCTACGCGGGTCTACTGGAACTGCGAAGAAAGCAATCGCAGAGCGATTCATCAGCCAGCTCGAGGAAAAGCACTGGAAAGGTGATTTCGATGGCCCCGAAGCCATCCTGAGATTTTCCGACGCGGCTGCCCACTACCGGCTGGCCGAACGATCGCACCGTTTCCTTTCAATGGTCGAGGACTATTGGAAGGACACGCTCGTCAAATCGATCACCTCAGGGGCCGTGCGTAAAGCCGCAATGGCGCTTTACCCGAAGGCGACAGGGGCAACGCGGAATCGTCATGTGATCGTGCCGACGCAGGCAGTGATCAATCATGCCGCCTCGCTCGATCTATGCAGCCCGCTGAAGGTTGAGCGATTCCCAGAGAACTACAAGATCAAGACGCCGGTGACATGGGAATGGGTGCAGGCCTTCATGGCCGCATCGAACCCGCACCTGGCGGCGCTCTGCTGTTTCATGTTCTTGACCGGCGCCAGAGTGAGCGAGGCTATCAATCTTCGTTGGGAGGATGTGGATCTCGTCAAGCGCCGCGCGAAAATCCGGCAGACGAAGATCGGGGACGAGCGCAATGCTCATCTGCCGGCCGCGCTCATCGCTGCAATTGCGAATATCGAGAGCGATCGGGAACGTGGGTCAAAGGTCTTCAAATATTCGACGCGAAGCACAGCCAACCCTCAATGGATGAAAGCTTGCAAGCGCGCCGGCATTCCGTTCTACAGCTTTCATTGCTGCAGGCACGGGTTCGCGACCTCGCTCTTGCACAAGGGCGTCGATCCGATCACTGTTTCGAAGCTTGGCGGGTGGAAGTCTGCGCAGCACGTCTTTGAGACATATGGTCACGCAATGAGCGACGATACCCTCGCGGATCGGCTGACTGACACACCAGTGACACCGGGAGCCGTTGTGTCAATGCAAACAATTGGAAAAACAAAGGGTTAGCGGGAAAGACTTGTACCCTCGTTGGGGAGGAGTGTCCCGCCGCCGTGGTTAGTGGAAAAATGAGAAAAGCGCAAGTGGAAATGAGTTTCTTGGGAGTGCGGCTAGCAAGATCGCGCTGATGAAAGCGGAGTAGCACAAGACCGAGATCGGTCTGCTAGCATATGTCTGACATGCCGATTTCCTGAATGATCACGCTTGCAACGTTAGAAAGACTGTCGCGCCGATACTGTCGATATGGCTTGCAGCCGGTGCACCGTCAGTGCGTCTTCAGGGATAGGAGCGTGAAGTCCCTGCAGCGTATCGGGAAACTTTTCTCATCCCGGGCTGTTTGACGGCCTATCTACAAATCCAGGAGCAGATCGTGAAACGCTTTCTTGTACTGGCTGCAGCAGGCCTCCTGACGGCCTGCTCAACATCCCAAGTTGACCTTCCCCCCATTCCCGGGAGTATCACATACAAAGGGCAGCCTCATACGCGGCCGAAGAACGCACCGGTGGGGAGCAGGATACCGCATGAATTTCGCAATCAATTCGGTGAACGGATCAGCGAAACCTACGTCATCGAACCTGATCGTAGCCTGCGCATAATAGACAGACATAGGATCGACGGTCCGTTCGATGACTGACCGTCGGTCATAGTCACGTTTTGTCAGTAACGGGGCCGACGTCGGGGATCGCATTCCTGGCGATCAAGCCTGTCGATGTCATCTATAACGCCTCTGCCGCCGTGCAACGCGAGGCATGTTCGACCGTCGAACATCAGCGCGTAGCTGCCATACCGGTCCGAAATGCGTCCAACATCGCGAAAGCCCTGGTCGCGCAGATCGTCTTTCACGGAATTGATGCGCCGCCCAACGTAGTCATCAAGGTATCTCTGCGCCGATGCCGAACCGGCAAACGCCGATAGTGCGATCCCTGCTACGACCGCCGAAACGAAATACTTCTTCATTCATCCTCTCCCACTGCGCGATCAGAATCGCGTTTGTCGACATTTCGGGCATAAACCGCCCACGTCAAGAGTTCGTGATCGGCTGCCTATGGAGTTGGTGCTGGGACCTGATT